ATGGTCATGACGATGCTCCATACTAATCCCATGGCAAGCCTCGACCAGTACCAAACCCCCTCCAAAGCCACCCGATACCGAGTCCGATGGATCACCAACGGCACCCGCGAATCGCAATCATTCGACACCGAAAAAGATGCCCTACGCTGGAAAGCCGTCATCGAAGCCGCCCAAGGCGACACCGACCGCGCCCTAGAATCCATCGAGAACCAACTCGAACAAGGCCCCACCGTCACCGAACTCCTGATCCGGCACATCGACCAGCTCACCGACGTAGGCGACTACCAACTGGGCCGATACCGCAAAGCAGTGGAGCAACACTTCGCCGGCGACCTCGGCGCTACGAAGATCCGCCGCGTCACCTCCGAGCACATCGTGGACTGGCAACGCTACATGGCCGAAAAAGGGCTTCAGGCCAAAAGCATCGCCAACCATCGCGGCCTACTGTCTGCAGCGTTCTCCACTGGCATCCGGCTCCGCATCATCGACCACAACCCCTGCGCAGGTGTACGCCTCCCTAAAGACAACCGGCCCACCGAGCAGATGCAGATCATTCCACTTGACCAATGGAACGACCTCATGGGAGTGATGAACGCCCACTACGTCCCGTTCTCCTGGATGCTCCTCTATTCCGGGGCGCGGTTCGGGGAACTGACCGCCGTGCAGAAACCAGACTTCGGATTCATCGGAGCCACATCCGTCCTGCGCATCACCAAAGCATGGAAGGAAGATGACAAGTACAAGTACTACCTCGGCGCTCCCAAGACCAGGAAGGGCAAACGGTCTGTCTCGCTGTCCCGCCAGGCAGACAAGATGATGCGCCCCATACTTGCAAATCGCACAGATGAAGAACTCGTATTCAAGACCGTGTACGGTCGTCAGATCCGATCGTCCGCCTATCACAAGGTCTGGGGGCAAGCTTGGACAGCACTAGGCGCGCCGAAGGAACGTCGGCCACGGCCTCACGACATACGGCACACACATGCCTCGATGATGCTGGCCAACGGCATGGACATGTACGAGCTTTCCCGGCGTCTCGGCCACGAATCCGTTAAAACAACAGTCGATCGATATAGTCATTTGGTAGAAGGTGCCCACGCACGTGGCGCTTCCATTGCCGACTCCGCTTTCGGGTGAAAGGAACCCTTTTGAAACGATCACTTGCACTTCTCTCTGCCTCAGCTTTGCTTCTGGCAGGGTGCTCGTCCACCATAGAACCAGAGCCAACCAAGGAGCCAGCGTCGGCAGAATCTGCTACGCCTACCATGGCTAAAGACATCTCTGCAGACGTGCGAGACGCCGCCGGCGCCGCCGGCGAAGCTATCACCAAAGCCGAGGAAACAGAGCCAGGACGAATCAGCGTTGAAACCTCACTCGTGGACCCACGCGGTGAGGATGGAAGTGCCGAAGCGAAGCAGGCTATCGAAATCTGTGAAGCTGCTGCAGGCCTCGATGGCGTGACGTACGTGAGCGTGCTCGAAGAAGATGGAACCAGTTGGGTGCTGTTCGGGCATCCGGCAGTGCCAGAGGGTGAATGCGCGGAGGTGTAGGAAACCCGATTTCGCGGCGCTGTTTCTACGGTGTTCCGTGGAGCGGTACTGTCCACGGGTCGGCCCGGAAGGCTATCTTCGCGTCCTGCCTCGTGTGCCACGGGTCATCGTCTTCGGTTGATACCCACATGCTGTCCGCCCGCCTGATCCTGGTTACGGTCGAACTGGGGACCCATTGGACATCATGCTTGCCGGTGGTTACGTAGTCGATGATGCTCACCGGATAGTCGATAAACACTTCTCCGGGCACCCAGCCGATCACCTGCGCATGAATCTTGCCTAGCTCCGGATCCAGGACTTGCGCGTACGGCCGTTCCCCGGGCATATACCGGTTCATGTTCTCGAAACGGGGGTCAGAGTAGGTCGGCATGGAATCATTGTCTCTTAACGCAGAAAACCGCCCCATCCTCGAAAGAATGGAGCGGCTTCTATTAGGTTCACTGCGTGGGGTGATTCTTCATCCACATACGCCCCGTACTGGAAGCAATAAGCTTTGAAGCGAGGGTAGCTTCAAAATAAATTGTCAACAGGTGGTAGCAGGTTAAGACTAGATCTTGGAGTTTGTTATCGTTTTCAAGATCCTCAATCCTGACCCCAATTTCTTTGACTTTCTCGCGATTTATGCGGCGTCCATGGTTCTTGTGAGCGCTAGCATCATTGAAAAATGCAGCTATTCGTCTTGCTTCAGTTTGTGGATCTGGAGAGTTACTTAGCATCCATTTCGATAGCCAACCTCCAACAAGCATCTCTGAATAATCCAACGCGTTCTGCGCATCCTGCAGAAGTGATGGTCCAATGGAAGAGAGGATCGGATGCCACACATGAGCACTTGCGTTATTTTCCATAATTTCAGTGCGAGCGCGTTCAAATTGTTCTACAACGGCACGTGCGGACATTGAACCGTTGGCCATAGTAAATTGTGGATCTATGGGGCCCAGTTGGCTCTGTCGCCCCATTATGATGTTATCGCCAGCGAGGGCCATCATAGTTCCGGCAGACATTGCCATTACGGGAACTATGACTTCAACGTCCTTAAACTTACTCCGTAAATAGTCAACGATTGAATCAGCTGCGTTGGGATCGCCACCCGGCGTGTGCAAAATCAGTGTCAGGCCCTTGTCCCAGTCCATCTGATAGATGCATCCCATGAATCCGTTTATGTCTTCAGAAGATACCGCAAGAAAATTTCCAGGGTAGTGGGGGCGCTGCAAAAAAGCAGAGGCGTATACCAATACGTTTCGGTCTTCTCGCGAGGCAGAAATCCCCTTCAGGGATTCGGTCATTTCGCCGAATAACCAATTACTCTTCTCCGCGTCCGCTACTGCAGCAAACTGATTGAGCAAGTCATCCCAAGACGCCAAATTATTTACCTATCAGAGTGAAACCGACGGGAGCAATTTTCGCTTCGGATGAAACAGTCGCTGAGCTGGCAAGATCCGACAACGAACGCAATTGAGAAAGCTCTAGGTATTTGTCGTACTGCTCAGAGACCCCATTTAGCAGATCTGGGATAGTCATGCCATTCATCATTTCTCCTATTGAATTTTCTGAGTTCCGTAGCTTCAAGGCATTGGTTGACAACATCATAGCGATGACGTTGCCTCAGAAGATAGAGCCTAGCCCATTCTCATGGAACTGCTGAAATGATCCTTGTCAGGGCAAAGTAAAGAAGCTTTATGGTGTCCGACAATTGGATGACATGAAAGCAATCCCGTATATGTGGTTCCCATAAACGAAGGAAACCGCCCCACCCTCGTTATGAGGATGGGGCGGTTCGGTTTCTACTCGTTGGGTGGTTCGACGTTCTTCTTCGCCAACACCGACTGCAGCAGGCCAGCAACGCCAGCAAGGGCGGCTACTGCCCAGCCGAGCAGGGCGATGAACTCAGTCACCTGGTCTTTGGTGATGAATCCGAAGGTGATTGCCGCGGCGACGATCGCGCCAAAAATCACCAGTGCCAGCGTGTAGATGCGCTTGCGGGTGGCCGGATCACTGAGCCCGGTTCCCTGTGCTTCGTACTTGCCCATAGCTGGGCCTCCTTAGTTGTTGTCGTTGAGCCAGCGCTGGATAGCTTTGCCGGTTTCCTTCAGCGGCTTTCCGTCGATGCGCCATTTGCGGGTGTCGTAGTAGACCTTGCCGCGGTGGCCCAGGTCGTCGGCTAGCATGCGCTGGAACTCGACCCAGAACCAGTAACCGTCGTCGCCGTCCTTCTTGAGCGGGGTGCCCTTCTTGACGCCGCGTGCAGTGAACGGGGTCTTGAGGTAGTAGCCGTTGCGCTGCATCAGCGTCATGGTGTCGGTGATGGTCAGCTTCTCGAACTTTCCATCCCAGCGGCCGTTGAGCCCGCTGATGACGTTCTTCAGCAGGATCTGCAGGGCACCGATTTCCCACGACTTGAAGTTGCCGTTGATCTTCAGGTCAGTGTAGTTGTCCGGGAAGTTCGTAGAACCGTCCGGGGTGTTGGTCGGCGACTGGTCCTTGACCTTCGGCCGCGACGCCACGGGTACAGGCTTGCCGGTGATCTCGCCGCGCAGTTCCTTCTCCCACAGCGCCACGGTGTCCTCGACACTACGGCCGGCAGCAGCCCAGGTGAGTTCGACGTGCAAGTGGTCGGTGTGCGGGTTCACACCGGTGTAGTTGTACCAGCCCTGATTCTTGTACCCGCCGGAGAAGATCTTCCGATTGAAGATGATGCACTGGATGCCCAACTCCTTCGAATTCAGGCGCAGCTGCTCAGCAAACTCCTGGTACTTCGGAATGTCCGAAGCCCACTTGAGACCGAAGTCCACTGCACGCCACTCGCCATGCAACGAGTTAGTCCGAGTGGAACCTCGTACTAGGCGGCAGTTGAAGATGCCGGAGTTCTGAGCGCCCAGATTCCTGTACGCTGCGAGGAACCACGCCATGGCGCCCTTCGCTCCCGAGCGTGGGTCGGTGGTGCAAGTTTTAGCACCTACGTATCCGCGGTGAACAGCCATAGCTACTTGTCTCCAATCGGCTTGATGCCCTTCGCTGGCTCGACGTAGTCCGGGTGGTTCGGGTCGGTGACTTCCTCCGGGTTCGGGTCGTCGTACTCTTCCTGGTCGATGGCTTCCATCGGGTTCAGATCAGACATGGTGTGCTCCTTTCGGGCATAGAACAACCCAGACACAACTTGTGCCTGGGCATAAGAAAAGCCACCCTCGGGTGGCTTAGGATTCTGGTGCGTACTTCGATTTCAGCTTGCCAACGTCGTCGACTAGCTTCTCTTGGGCTTTGTCAGATTCCTTGGCGATGACGATGTGCTCGTCTAGTTTCGCCGTGGTCTCAGCAAGCTTGTACGCAGTCTCATTGCTACGATCCTCGATGCGCTTCACCGCGTCCTTGATCGACCCGCCATGGTTCGGTGTCACCTCGTGGTGGATCCGCTCTGTCTTCTCCTCCAACGTGAGGATGCGGGCTGATACGCCAGGTTCGGCATGCTGCACTATCTGGCCGGACCGGTCCTTCTTCTCCGGCTTGCCATTCCACTGGTCAAGGAACGCAGCGAACTCCTTGAGTCGTGACCAGACGACCTTCACCGGCTTCCAAAAGAACGCGATCAGCAAGATCATGACCGCCGTATAACCGAGCCAACCGTTCGGTCCGCCCAGGAATTCCGGGATTACCGGCATGCGCACCCCCTCGGCGGGTTACGGGACGGCTGAAAAACATGAGTAGGCATTGGCCCCACATTCCTCTACTTGTAGCCAACAAGTTGGCATTCATGTGATTAACTAATAACTGTTGGCAGATCCACCTTGAATGAATCTGCTTCACCACAAAGACGTTCTCGACGTGGTTAGCAAGTCGAAGTGCTCGCAACCTCATCCGAGCAGCAACGAAAGAACATAAATTCGCATGCCCGTAAATCCCCGGACAGGCCTCCATGAGTCCACCGATAAGTTCTACAAAATCCCCCTCGTGCATCAGAAAGGGATTGGATCGCTAAAGTTCAACGGACAAATGACAGCAGTCCACACTGTGCCACTCGCAGGAGGCATCACCCTCGACTTCTACGCGAAGCTCGGTAAAAGCGACGAACTCTTTGTGACGTTCATGGGAGCCAATACCGCGGACCGGCACTTCTACCCGCGCTTCTCGCGAGTTAGCTCGATGAAGAACCGCGTACCGGCATTACTGGCTTTCGCCGACCCAACATTACGCATGGACCCATCATTTGAAATGCGTCTGTCCTGGTACCTCGGTGGACCTGGGTTCGACCCTGCTTCGGCCATGTTGAAAGCAATCCGTAAAGCTCAGGGAAAGACCGGGGCGAAGAACATCGCGTTCGTAGGTGGGTCTGGCGGCGGACTGATAGCACTACGCATGGCTGCGATGGTTCCGGGCTCGTTGGCGTTTGTTCAGGATGCGGCGACGAATATCGCTAATTCAATTCCACACACTGTTGCGCACTACTTCTCCACGATGTGGCCCGGCTGGGATCAGGAAAAGCTCTTGCAAGGGCTGCCTGAGCGGTTTGACATGGCACGCCATTATGCTGATTTCTCCCCACAGAACTATGTTTATTATTCTCAGAACGCGGACGATCCGTATTACCGAGAAAAGCACTACACTCCGTTCAAGGAGGCTTGCGGGGTAAAAGGGATCGATGGTTCTAACCACGACGGATCGCGCCAGTTCGTTATTTATAAGGGCGAACAATCGGGGCACGGGCAGATCACGTCTGATGAGTTCGATTTCCACTTTGACGCTGCACTGTCGGGCTGGCGGGCATACCGTGATAGCAGAAGCGCGAATTAGGTTAGTGTGACAAAAGGCTAGGGATACCGATTGGTGGGCCCTAGCCTTTTATCTTATTTGGGATCTTGCAGAACCGCATTGCGCAGATTGGCCAGCATCATTCCGTAAGTTGCGTCAACGTAGTGGAATGGGGCTGGCCCCCATTTATGGCCTTGTGTTCGTGATATTGCATCATCTTGAGCCGTGGCGACAACCTTCACCCCGGATCGACGAGCAATATCCAAGTATCTTTCGGCTTGGTTGTTGAACTCTGCGGATCGGGCAACCAGACCATTGTGGTCGTTTCCGAATTCGTCTTCCATAGCCCACGGTGTTGCATTAAGGTAGAGACGGTCTTTGAGTCCAAATCGTTCTAATACGGACATGAACTCTTTGAGTGCTCGCGACCACAAATCGAAGTGTTCATCGGTCCCGAAAGCAATTGATCGTCCAACTGGCCCAGGGTGAATCCCTTCGCCGACATGGTCTCGTGATCGGGTGACCATGCCTCCGGTCTTGGCCGTGCGTACTCCGAGGCGCTCGTCACATATGTCCCAGAATATTATTTCTGGGTCTGCTCGTTGGATTTCGAAACGTAGGTGACCTTCTACGTCGCCTTTGCACATCCGACGCTGGAAGTTCGATTTAATCGGTGTAAAGTCGTACTCAGATACCTCAGCTTTCCTGAAGGCAGAAATCAGCGACTGACGTGCAACGTAGCCCACCATTTCAAATCCGAAATCTTCAAACCACGGGACCGAATCGCGGGTCACGCAACTACCATAGATGAATACTCGAGTCATGGAAGTAGACTTTATCCAATAGCAGCGGATTCTAGTGAATTGACGACTATGCCAAATTATTCTGATGACTATGTGCCTACCACTGAAGATCTACTTGAAGACGCTGGGCAAGCACGGTGCCTCGATTGTGGCGAATGGTTCGCGCCTACTGGAGAGCCGTTCCATTCTGGTTGCCGTAAGCAGATTAACGAAGTTCGAATCTTCATGAGCATCTAGGTTGCAGGCTCTGCGAAGCGCTCACAGGAGGGCATAAAAAATGCGCCCCTGTGAGCGCTTTTCTATTGGGCGAGGTCTTCGAGGTTCCCGCCGCCGGCAACGTACTTGGCGGTGAGCTCTTCAATCTGCGCCGGAATCTCAGCCAATGCCTTGCGTCGCTCTTGCTCGGCTAGCACCTCGTTCAAGTGCTCGTTGAGCTGGCCATCGGTCAGTGCTTTCAAATCCACTTTGATTGCTCCTTACTTGAAGGGGATAGTCCCGACCGCCGAGCCGGGGAGGCTCGTGGGCCAGTCGTCGTTGGTGGCGAATGTGAAGGACAGGTAGTCGACCGGTGTCGATGGTGCCGTGATGTACACGACTCCACTGGTGAGGGCACCGCAACGCAGATCTCGGAAAGTCCAGTCGTACCGGTTGGCTTCCGGACGGAACCCAGAAGGCAGTGTCAGCACCGTGACGTTACCCGTGCCTACTTCGCTTCGTCCAAGGCTATTGATCGTCAAGGTCACGATGTTGCCATTACGCCGGAGAATCGCTGTTCCCGCCGTATTCGTATACCCAGCGGCGATACTCGCCGATATATCACGTTGCCCCGTGTCACCGTAGATCATCTGTTCCCGGTTGTTCAGGTAATCCCAGACCTTCACGGTGCGGCCCACAGTGTTATCCACTACCGGTGCCGGTGCCCCATACTGGGCAATGGCGAACTGCTCCAAGGTGAGCACCTTGACCCGTCCCGCGTCCTGCTCCGTTTTCAGCCAGTCGAAGAACGCCGTGATTTCAGCCATGGTTGCCTGACCGGTTTTGTCGAAACGGTCAGCGTGCGCGGCTATGATGATTCCGTGCTTCTGCGCCCTCGCACTGGTGATCCGCGACTGCGCCAAGTCGATTCCCGACTTGGTGTCCAGCCAGTTGCGGGTCAGCCCCTGGACGGGCCGGTTGCCGACCATCGGGCAGGACGTCGCCATGTTAGCCGTGCGCCGGGTTCCGGTCACGTACCCGTGATGCCCGAGCTGCATGTGCCCGGCAATCGTATTGGCGTAAGACTCCAAGGTGTCGCCGTTGTTGAATCCATCATCATAGGTCACCGAGGGCTGCATGAACGTGTAGATCTTCTTGGACGGCAACGCGGCACGCAGATCCTTCAGCCCATCCACGATCTCACGACGCATCGACAGCCTATCCGTGGCGCTGCCGTGCGTCGCCGAGTGATTGGCGATAGTGATAGTAGCAGGCCACGCGTCAATCTCGGCCCATGTCGTCCCCTCAGCTCCTGCGTAAATGACAGTCGAGGTAGGATCGTACATTTTCGAGGACAAGCCGATAGTGCACGGCAGGCCACGCGCTTCCAGCAGTGGCTTTATTCGGTCGCGAAAGTCGCGTGGGTAGTCATCGAAGGTCAATGCGACCGGGACCGCCCCGCCGGTGTACACCTTACCGCCGTTCGCTGCCGCCATCTCCTGGTACAGCAGCTCATGCCGGTTCAAGGCAGGGCTCATGCGCTCGTCCATCAGCCGTTTCCACAACGTCAGCGCACCGGAAGCGGCCGAAGTCTCCGATCTGAAATACGCGCCCTGATCATCTGAGTGAGAAGCCCACGCCTGCTGCACTGTAGCACCGTTCGGCTGGGTCTCATGGTCGAGGTTGTAGGAGAAGTTCGTCGGGTTCTTTGACCCGGCTGCATCCACGCTGGATACGGAGATTGCGAAAGAGCCGTTATACCCGACTTCCTTGGTCCACACGTCGATCGCGTGGTTGACTGGCAAGCCCCTCGCGTTCGTTGTCAACTCACGCCATTTCTTGCCCACGAATGAACCCGTGTTGTCGGAACCGATGATGAAGGCCCTGGTCTCGGCGCGGACAATCCCCAGATCGTTGGTTTGGAACACGATAGTGCGTGCACCAGCCGGGGAGTTCACAATCAGGTCCCCGTACCGGGCCAACGGAAGTCCGGTATTCGAAACCCCTGCCGCGCCGACCCGATATACGCCCGGGGCGAGCGTGAAAATATCGTCGGTGTTGGCCAGCTCGCGGATATAGTAAGTCCCCGTGTTGCCGGTCGTGCCTTTCAGGTTGGCGATATATACCCATGAGAGCGCCATGCTTGCCTCCTATTGCAATTGGTAGAGGCGAGAAGTGTTCGCCGGGTTGTTCGGATTGTTCGGGTCAGTTGGATCTTGCTGTAGCCACAGGGCGCCAGCGCCGAACGTCTTTGCCGGTGTTGTCGGTGAGACAATCACCATCTGATGGTTCGGTCGCGGTGGCCGTGCGTTGTCGCCAATCGGGCCGCCTCCTGCCAGGACTTCGACTTCCCAGCCGGTATCGTGCTGGGCGACCCCAGGGCCGCTGTCCCCGGTGATGCCGGGATTGCGCCACTCAATAAGAACCTTGTAGTGAGCACCGGCAGTGAGCATCGTGTCCGTGCGCTCCAAGGTCACAGAGAACCCGCCGCCGGAGTCGAAAGTGCTAACCCGCACGTCTGGACCCGAGAAGATGTTGTCTTGGTTGAAGTGTGCTGAACTGGCCCGGAAGATAATCACCGGATCCAAGTGGCTAAAGTTCGCGCCACCGAACGTGCGCAAGTTCCCGGTGATAGTAGCTGTCGCCATGTATGCCCCCTATAAGAAGAGGACCTCACCTATTCGGTGGGGTCCTCGTTTTGAAGTTGCTGAATCATCTGGTCTTTGAGATGCACGTTGGCGACAGCTTCGGCAAGTTGAAGCTGAGTGTCTGATAGCCATTGGCGAAGATTGTTGATCACGATCTGCTGTGCAGCGAGTTGCGCTTCGAGCTGTGTGCTTTGGCTCAATGGTTTCGTCCTTTATGGTGTCCACGTCGTACGGAAGATCCGACCCGACGCATTGATATACAGATTGGGCGGATTGCTCACAGTGCCCAGCCCTAGGAAGTCGATCAGGCCGCTAGAGAAGTTCGCTCCACCGGTGACATACAGTGCACCGGCAACGTTCAATCGGTTGGACACATCGGTAACCGTCGCATTCAACGCCACCGTCGGAGCCAACAGTTCCACCTTCGTCTGATGATTCATGAGGAAACCGAAGCCCCCGGATGAAATCGCACCGTCCTGGAAGTTGATCTGGCCCCCGGCCGCCGGCTCGATCATTAGGTCCCCGGCGGTGATTTTCCCGCCCGTAGTCACGTTCAAATCGTTCTTCAACGTGGTTACACCGTCGATAGAGAGAGTGCCCTTCGAACTGAGATTGCCGTTAGCCGCGATATCGAACAAGCCGAATTTCGCGCTGCCGTCCGGGTTCAATGTGAACTGACCGGCGGACAGCTTCCCATCTGCATCAATATTCAGCGCACCGAACTTGGCCGATCCATCCGGATTGATCAGCGCGGAACCTGCCTTGAAAATTCCGCCTGCAATGATTTCGAAGTTGCCGGCCACGGTCGTCGGGCCGGTCAGCTTATTCGTGCCGCTCAGATTATTAGTTCCGGACAGATTATTCGTTCCCGACAAAGTCGCGGTGCCGGTGACCTGCAGCGTGCCGGAGATGATCGCAGTACCGGTGACCTGCAATCCACCGTTCTCAATCCGGATCCAGCCACCGTCGTAAACACGCAGGCCTTTGCGGCCAATCGCGGAACCGTTCTGCGGGGTAGCGTACCGTTGTGCCCGGATCTGCTTCGGGATTGATTTCAGATTGCTCTTGGCAAGATTGCGTTTCTTCGCCACACCAACTCCCGTCTAGAAGTCCTGGAACTCAAGCTTCACCGTGTCCGACAGATCCCCTGAATACTGGATAACTCTCATGACATGATGGCCATCCACGATCAGCGGGTCACCATGGGAATACAAATCGAACTGGCGTCCAAGCTTCACCATCGTCACCCGGAAGGCATCCGACGCGTTCATACTCGCCGACCACTGCTCTACCGGTCCTGAAGCAACGTCAGCTTCAGCCCAAGTCCGGTCATAGAGCATGTTCCCGTCCTTCTCTTTCGGGAACGACGCGTCTTTCACCAAGTGCGGGTACGGTGAACCACCGATTGATGCGACCTGGTAATCAAGGTCCTGCTCCGAACCTTCACCAGTACCGATGACCACCGTGGCCACCTCCGTCGCGTCCCGCTTGATTTTCAGGCCGTGGATCGTCTTGTGATTCGCAGACAAGTTCACTGGGATCAGACCGCCAACTTCGACACCGTCATAGATCAGCCACTCCAGCTTGGTACCGTCGGTGGACCAACGAGGAACCATCGCGATATCCGGTCCACCGTCCGTGTCCATGAGCGTTTCCAACTCGTCTACAACCATCGGCAGCTCATACCCGTACCAAGTACGCGAGCGAGTGCCACCAGTAGTTCCCTGCATGAAGATCGGCAACGAATACGCGCCAGCCGTGCCGGCCTCGATCACGCCTCGCACCATGTCCCACAACGACGCTGACGCGATCATGAACTTCTTCTTCATCAGATCCGTGTACGTGGTGAATAGCATCCGCTTGGCGAGCAACGACCACAGGTCAGAATGATTCACCGTGAGCCGCTTCGTGTCGTAGTCGTAATCCCAGGACCAGATCACGCCCGCATATACCGCTGATCCCTCCCACTCGATTACCAGTGTCCTGCGCACTACGTCCATCAGGCCCCACCAGTCCAGCCCCTTCGACGTTTCTGCATTGAGCACCGCCGAAGCGGTACCGCCCGAGCCGCCGTTGAGTGCGCACGTCCAAGTGAAGCCGGTAACCGGGATGACCGACTGTTTCTGCCCAGTGCGGGTGTCAACGCTCCATACACGCCAAGCCATGCACCCTCCTAGAAGTAGGTGTCGTACAGTTCGATCCGGCCACCCTTGGACAAGGTCACCGGAACTTTCCCACCAGGAGGAATGGTGAACGTTTGCGCGTCACCGACCAACCCGCCCCCGGCCGCCATGGACAGATTGACGCGGAGCATCCCGTCCCACATATCCACATGGTGTGTGGACGAAGAACCCGGTGAAGCGGTCACCGTGTATTTTTCACCGTTCGGACCGGTAATCGTGTACCCACCCACGGTGATCGGGCCTGGCACCACGACGACTGGCCAGGCCGAAGCCGACCCACGGTTCTCCACCATGACTGCCACACCAGCACCAGCCGTGGTCACACGAGACTCCCCGAACCGCCGCGGATCCGTAGCTTTCAGAACAAACTCGAACCGGAGCATCCGGCCCAGAACGGTTGCGATGCATTCTCCAGCAGGCTTGACTCGACAGAAGGTCGTCTTCCCTCTTTCGTCACGCACCTGCATGATCACCGGGCCGAACGTTGCCCCCATGAACCGGTCGCGACCGGCTAATGCTTCTGCTGGCGTGCGGAAGCTTGCCCGGCCACGACCGGTGATAGTTCGTGAACCATAGAAATCTGGAAGATCGTATTCACCGTGTCCGTACGGAACATCCTCGGTGTTGCCCTTCGGCGCTGGCCGGTCGAACCAGCCTGTAAGACTGTGAAGAACCCAATTTGCGCCAGCGTCGTCGGAGCCGTGGATAATCTGGTTTCCTAGCTTCGCAAGTTTACGGTTCGCCAAGTGTCATCCCCGCCTCTGCGAATACTGGATCTAGTTTGTTCTTTACAACTCTCCACGTTGCTTCTGGATCGTCTTGCTTCTCGATGGTCACGTTGAAGGTGTGCCCACCGGATTCAACCGGCACCGTAGTGCCCGCCCCGGTGGGGATACCAACTTCGGGGTCAATTCCGTTGGCGACCATCCAGGACACATCACCCAGCGTTGCGCCGAGCGACGGCATCGACGCTTCGATACCGTCCTCAAGGCCGTCCATGATCCACCCGCCGGCGGGAACCAGCAGTTTCAGGTCGTACTGCTTCGGGCCCTTATGATCAGCGATCCAGGTACCGATCCCGCCTACGAAATCCTTCACAGCGTTGAAGCCGTTAGTGAGGCCTTCCAAGAATCCGTCGAGGATCTGCTTGCCAGCGTCGATCAGCAAGTTTCCGAGGTCGCCTAGGGCGTTGAGGATGTTTCCGGGGAGGTCTTTGAACCATTGGATCGCGCCGTCGATGAACCCGCTGATTCCTTCGGATGCGGATTCCCAGACTCCGGTGAAGAAGTCGAGGATGCCCTGCCAGACACCGTTCCACCATTCAGCGAAGCCGTTGATGACACCGGTGATCCACCCTATGAAACCGCCCCAGATTTCGGTGACCCATGCGACCACCGCATCCCAATTTGCAACGAGCAGGAGTATCGCACCGATCAACAGCATGATCCCCAGGACAATCCACGTCACCGGGCTAGCAAGCAACGCTGCATTCAAGAGCCACTGCACACCAGTCCATACCGCGATAGCACCAGCTATCAGCCCGATCACACCAATGAGTGGGATCAGCAGCGGCGCGAACTGAATCAGCAGATCCAAGATTGGCTGGATCATAGGCATAGCCTGTTCCATAGCCGCGCCCAGTTCAGACACCATCGTGTTCTTGAACTCGGTAATCGCCGCGCCTGGCCCGTTATGGATTTCATCGGTCATGCGTTGCGCTGTTCCGGCAACGTCACCGAGACCGCCGTCCATGTTGGCCAGCTGGTCGATGAAGCCCGGGATTTCCCCGGTAGAGAGGTCTTCCAACGGGGTGCCGAACAGTGCGAGGGCAGCCTGTGATTGGGCGGCAGGGTCTTTCATGTCCTGCAGCCCAAGGATGATCTTCGCGAAAGCCTGCTCCGCGGTGTCACCGCCGGCCAGCAGATCCTTGGTCATCTGCTCCTGATCCATACCCAACGCGGCGTAGGCTTCGCCGGAGGCTTTCGACATGTCCGTGGAACGGATCGTGAATTCCTTCAACGCGTCACCGGTTTTGTCGATGCCGTACATGCCCTTCGCGGAAGCATCAGCCAGCATGGTCATAGCAGTTTCTCCGCCGATGCCGAGCTGCTGGAAGAACGGCCCGTACTCGTCGGTTGCGTCAATGATTTCTTCACGGACGTTCTTCGGCACCTTCTGCAAGGTCGCGGTCAGCAGGTCGGCCGCTTCGGCGCCGTCCTTCGCCAGACCAGTGGTGATCATCTGCCCGATGACCTGCGAAACACGGTCTGATTCGAGTTCGAAAACACTGGCCATGTCCAAGACGGTGCCGGTCATTTTCGCGACTTCTTCTTCTGTAGCTTGGCGCATCCCCCTAATAGAGGTGATCACGCCTGCAGCTGCCGCGCCGGTGTCTGCGGAGCTCTCGCCGTACCCTTTAGCGAACAGTGCGCCGGCGACGTTGCCAGCTGTCTCAGCTTCCTTGGAGGCTGGGTCGAGGCTTGCGCGGACGGCACGGGTCGCCGTGTCATCGGTGATTGCGCTAGCCATGCCGGCGGCCATTGCTGCACCTACGAGCGCACCGCCAGCCATTGCCGCCTTCTGCAGTTTCGGAGACTTCAAACTTTTCTGGAAGCCGTCCAAGGACTTTTCAGCACCGGAAGTATCCAGCCCCACATAGCCGACCAGTTCACCAATGCTCAAAGCCATGTGCCCTCCTCAGGGTTATCGCCGGCGGGCTGGCCTGCCAGGTTGCTTGTTCTTCTCCGGCGGGTAGATTTTCAGCCGGAGGCGTGAATGCTCCACCGCGAACAGCCCGGCCACACGGGTGATCAGCCACCGGTAGGTGCGGGACCCGAGTACACCGGATTCAATGTCGATGCTGTAGAACTGGTGCAAGTCCGCTTCAATCAGGTTCCAGTGGGTGAACAGGTCAACCCACTGCAACCCAGAGTTGGGGGCTTTGCCGTCCGGGTACTCGTAGCGTTCGCTTAGGCCCGTTTCCGGGTTGTACGCGCCGCGGCCGTACGGGTCCGGGTCGCCGTTCGGCGCGCCGACCTGTTCGGCGCTTGTGCTTTTCCCCCCGACGCCCAGAAACGGTTCGCGATTTCTTCGCCCTGAGTGGCGTGCAGGAGGGCGTACATGGCGGCGATACGCAGGTGCTCGAACGTGAGCCCGTCATCAACCATTTGTTCCCACAGGCCGTCCGTGAGGACGTCACGAACCATGTCGTGTTCCTGTTGGTCGTTGAGGATCTGCATATCGTCATCGTCAGGTACGAAGTCTTGTTCTTTGAGCTTGGCTTGCTGGGCGCGGAACGCCACCGATACGAAGCTGTTGAACGCCAGACCGACTTCGGCGGTCACTGCCGGTACATGGTAGGTTTTGCCGTTGATCGGCAGGTCATGGCCGGGCTTGATGATTTGGGAGAGGTCTTTGAGCTTACCCATAGTGTGCTCCTTGTCGAGGTTGACCGGTAGGCGTGCACCTCGACGCGACACGCCTACCGGAGATTGTGTTGGTTAGCCGCCGGTTGGGACGGTGAACTCGGTCAGTGCACCGCGTCCGGTGAGGGTCAAGGCGGCGGTGGTGAGGTCGGTCTTTGGGCCACCGTTGCTGTTCCACTGCACATCGGCCACGCCTTGGTCGCCGGTGGTGGCGCCGTCCTGCCAGAAGCGGACGTGAACGAAGCCGCCTTCCAGCACTTCGCGGGATGCGGTTTTCAGGATTTCCTGGCCCGGGTCGGCAGCCATGCCAGCGCGGGGGGTTTTCAGGGTTCCTTCGCCGGTCCAGCCGATGCCGGTCGCGATCTGCGAAGACCAATGAGTGCCGTCGAACTCAGAATCATCTTCCAAGTTCTTCTCGGTCTGCGGTGGAGTGAATTCGGTGATACCGAAAACGCGGGTCCACGTGGTGGGTGCGGTTCCGTCCGTGTACGGGGCAACTTCCATTGCCCAGTCGCCAAGCACGCCGGGAGTAATTGGGGGCGTCATGTTAGTCCTTCCGGTGAGTGCCAGACCGGGTGATCTGGGCATAGTAATTTTGGGTTGATTCTTGTCGGTTGTTGCCGTCAGCGGGGAGGTTGGCCCCGCTGTTCCTGTACACGCGCACGACAGGGGTTGTGCCCCATGTGGTGTGTTTCAGGTCGTGTAGTGCATCGAAGATCCGGTCGGTGGTGTCTTTGACGAACCGTCGGTCATTGCGGGGGCCGCGGATCCGGAACTGGATGCCTTGGATGCTGTCTGTCGTCCCGTCATCGGATACTGGGTAGAGCGCGATTGCTATTGCCCGGTCGGGGTCGGCTGGCAGCTGGTCGAAAACGATAGCTGTTTCGGTGCTGGTATAGGTTCCGCTGGTGCGGAACGTGCCAATCCCCGCATCGTGGAGGAATTGGGCGAGGGCGGTCATGAAGTCGGTTTGGAACATCACAGCTCCCCTCGCGTCACCCTGGCGATAATCTCGCCCACGGTGTCCTTCTCCGCGTTGAGGGCGTTCTCCAAGTACTTCGCCTCACGGCCTTCGTCGTGGCGCAGGCTCATGTCCTCGTGCTGAACCGCAGCGTATGGGGTGTCGTAGCTGATCGCGGCGCGAAGCTGGCCACCCTCATAGGAGACGCTGCCACTGTTTTCCAGAGTGCCTTCCTCGTGAGGGACACGCTTGTTTGATTCGCCGAGGACGTGTTCGGCACCAAGGACAAGGCCCTTCTCCAATGCCCCGTTGAGGGCTTGCATCAGGTTGCGGTTCGGATTGAAAGTCCACGTGCCGACGCTTTTGCCTTTTGCCTTGGACATTACGTCAACGCCACTTCAACATGCGCCGGCAGATCCAGTAGCCCTGGATCCGCGACACCGGCCTTGATGACGTTCGCGGTCCGGGTCGGCAGGATGACCTCTGAACCGGGGGTGTACAGCGCCGCGGTGTCTGGTGGGCCGGTGAGGGTGGTCTCCGATATGACTTCGGCGCCAGCCCCGTCACGTACCAGTGTGCGGGTTTCGTCGAGGAAGCACCGCACGTTCGCGGTTTCTTTCCATTGGTCGCCCCACGCGTCGGAGCCGAGTAGGGTTCGGATGGTTACGGTTTTGTCGTAGAAGTCCTCTAGCTCGTCTGCAGCTGTCATCGGTTCACCACCGTGTTGATCAGTCCAGCGTTGCGGAGGATCGAGAACGCCGAAGTGCAAAGCGCCCGCAAAGCGTCCACCCGGGCCTGCTTGGCCCGTGCTGTGTCCGCGGCATCGTAGGACACCGAGGCACCCTTGATGCTCTTGGACGAAGCCACACGCTTCTGGACTTCTACGAGCTCACCCGCCGAAGGATCAAGACCGTTGGCCGCCCAGAACGCTACTTGCTCGCACGTAGCCTCCTTGAAGGCCGTGGCATGGCCGGCGTTTCGCGGCATCCCATCGGAATCCACCGCATAAACGGCCAGCATTGTCGCTTCCTCCACCAGCCCGGAGGCCGAGCGGAGAAGGGGCACCACGTTATCCGGCGGTGCCTGACCAGTCCATTCCTGAACGTCCGCAGCTGTCGCATAAATACGCATGATGCCCCTCCTTAGTTATGCCCAGGTCACGGTTCCATCGACACCCGGGCCGGTCGGCTCCGCGGTGCCTGAGGTTCCTGCTACGGATGCGGTGAGGATCGCGCCGCTGGCGATCGTTACACGGTCGCCGTCCACGTAGGCTGTCGATGCAGCCCATGCGGTGATGGTGCCGGCGGTCTGATGCCACTCGGCCAGGTGCGCAGTCTCGGCTACTTCCTGAACTGCCGGATCGCTGGATACGAGACCAGCCAGCACAGGGCGGTTGCCCTCTGCGGCGTGAATCTCGGGTGATACGACGTTAGGGCCGTGAGGGTTGCCTGCTTCGCCTTCCAGGCCAGCGTTGGTTGGTGGTAGGAAGTCGGTAGGCCGTGGGTCCACCGCTGCGTCACGGAGGGTGGTGCCGTCGAAAACTTCTCCTACTACTCGTGGGTCAGCTCCCATTACTTGTCACCTTCCTTCTTTTCCGCAGCCGCCTTGGCGTCCGCTTCGGCCTGCTTGTCGGCTTCTTCCTTGGCCTTGCGCTCAGCTTCGGACTTGGCATCCGCTTTGGCATCGGCTTCAGCCTTGGCCTTGTCGGCATCAGACTTCACCGAAGCCACCTTGAAGCCAAGCTTCTTGAAGTACGCCTTATGGCCAGCAGACAGGGTCTCATCAGTGGTCGCCACGCCGTCCTTGAACTCCAAAGTCAGCGGACCGTAAGTGTCAGTACCGTTGTATCCCTCTTGTGGGGACTTGATGGTTGTTGCCATGGTCGTTCCTTTCCAGAATGGGAAAGGCGGGACACTCGTTAGCGTCCCGCCTTCCACAAAGGGGTTGGTTAGGCCGAGACCTTGACGCCGCGAGCAACCGCGGCAGCCTTGGTAGCCTTCAGAGCGACACCGACCGGGCCCATCTCCACTTCGCCGGTCTTCACAGCGCCGGCCTTGGTGAAGTCAGGCAGCCAAGTCTCCACGAGCTGTCCGCCAGCGGTGGAAACGCCGTGGAAGCCGTCCAGGCCGATACGCACCGCGTACAGGTCAGTAGCGCCAGCAGTCACCGGGATGATGTCCTGGTTGGTGCCGGCCTTCTTGCCAGCATCGAACAGGAGCACGTTGCCGTAACGCTCCAAGCTCGACTTGCCCGGGCCCGGCTCCTTGACGTACATCGAGGAGCGACGAGCAGCTGCACGGATCTTCGCCAACGCCTTCGCGTGGGAGATCAGCAGAGTTGGGTCGCCGTCCAGCAGGGCCAGCAGTTCGTCCAGTGCGTCAAGCACCTTGAAGCTGTTGTCCTCGTTCATGACTGCAGACCAGTCGAACGCAGTGTTACCGGCGGCCACCTCGGTGGTGGAACCGGTCAGCGCCTTGGACAAGCCATCGAACGAATCCTCGTTCACAGCGGAGTCGCCATTGATTGCAGCATCCGAGAAGGTAGCCTTCGCAGCACGGATCTTCTGATCCATCTGCAACTGCACCTCACCGGTAGCAGCTGGGCCGATCTTCGCCAGAACACGGTCGATCTGGAACGAACCGCCCAGGATCTTCAGGTCCGAGCTGTGGCGAGTGGTGGTCGCCTCGGTTGGGGTGTACTCGGTGTTTACCGCACGGAACTGGGCGTCTCCCATGGTGGCCAGTCGGCGGTACGAGTAGGTCAGGGTCGCTCCGCCACCAGCTGGGTTCACAACGTCATCGAAAATGAGGTTGTCCAGCAGGGCGGAGGTACGGAATTCATCGATTACCGCGGTATCGACGTCGGTGGCGGCGTTCTGAGACGCCTGTGCAAGAGTTACGGGCATGGTGCCGTCCCTTTCTAGTTAGTGGCGTAGTGCCCGGCCAGGGCATCGCCTAGGCCGGTGTTCTTCTTGGCCTTTTCGCCGGACCCGCCAGCGCCGTCGGCCGTGCTCGATCCCGCCACCCGGACGGACTTGAGCTTGGGATTGCTTTCAACCGCGTCCTTGATCGCCTTCTCAACGTCGGCGGTCTTGGTGTGGTCGATTTCCGCGATCTTCGCCAGGAAGGCGCGGGAGTCTAAGAGCGCGTCAGCGTCGGCACCGTGCTTGCCTGCAAGCTTGTAGACCGCGAGTTCGGTCTGCGCTTGCTTGGCGGCGGTGTCGCGTTCTGCGAGCTGTTTGGTGAGCTGTTCGGCGGTGGGCTTTTCGTCGCCCTTCGCGTCAGGGTTGAGGGCTTTCTGGATCGCTGCGAGGGTCTTGGCGGCAACTCGTTCGTCACCGTCGGCCTTGCGAAGGTCTGCGATCATCTTCTGCGCTGCAGGGGGCAGGGATTCAACCTTGCCGTCCCAGTCGTCGCCCTTCGGAGCTTCGTTGCTCTTTGGTGCAGGTGGGGTGGCCGGCGGAGTTCCGCCAGCTGGTGGCTCGTTGCCTGCAGGGGTGCCGGCAGGTTCGCCCGAAGGCTCTCCGTCGGGCGCGCCGTCGGCGTTCATCTGCATGTTGCCCCACCGTGCGCGGTGGAAGCTCAGGAGCTCTTCGATACCGCCCGGTGTGTATGGGTCGATACCGTGAATAGTCTTAGGTCGAGGCATGACAAATAACCCCTTTCATGGGTCAGCAAACTGAAATAATGGTTAGAGTTCAAAGTGCAGTTTCATTGGGAAGCTGCGCTTACCACCAAGGAGAAAAATGGGCTACAGAATAGGCCTCATTAACGGGAGTGACATAAAAGAAGGCGACGAATACGCCTACAGAATCCTCGGAAATGGGGTTCTACAATCGATCAAGTTGAACCCAGAAATGGACGAGGGGATCATCACTGCTGAGTATTCCCCAAGTGCGTGGCACGCCGTATCCGGAACACGGCTGGTCCACGACGCGACAGAACTGCCTGGTAGCGAAGGGGTCTACATCGGTGGCGTGCTAGACAAACCTACCTGGAGCTAATGTTCGTCCGGTAGGACAAATCCTTACGCCCATTAGCTTCGCGCCAGGTCTTGAATTCCTCTTGCTTGGCGCGAAGCTTCTGCCCGGCCAGCTTTGACGCTGCAGGGTCCAGATCCTGCATGAGGATCTTCTCCCGCTTCAACCCACGGATACGGCGTTCGTAGGCGCGTTGCTGCTGCCGTAGTTTGTCGCCTTCAGGGTTCGCAGTCACTCTACCTGGGCCTTTGGTGATGCCGGGCAGGTACACAGAGTATGAGTGTGTGCAGCCAGGATGGAACAAGCCTTTGCTGGTGGCTTCACGGAGTGACGCGACAACGGTCTTGCCGTCTTTGAGTCGGCCTGTGGTGTTCCCTGTCAGGGAGAGTACTTTCCCCTCGTAGGGTCGGCAAAGCTTGCATTCCTCCGGGCTGTCGGACACGATGACCGTGTCTACACCGTAGTGCAACAGCCGGTCGCCGTGCCCTTCACGCAATGCTTGGGAGGTTGCGGTGCGGGTCGCCATTTCGGCGTATGCGCCCATCTCCCACTGCCGACCAGATTTGTCCGTGAAACCCTTCACGCCCTGCCCTGCCAAGGTTCGCAGTAACCGTGCTGATGCTTCACGCCGGGTAACGTTACCGGCAATCACTTCGGACGCGGCCTGCAGGGTGACCCGGTTGAAAACATCGGACACCCAGCGGCGGACCTGCAACCGCATCCCGCCCAACGGTTCGATCGCAGCCCGAGCGATCACGGTTTCAGCGCCAGTGTTAGCCACCCTGGCGAACAAGTCACCATCGATGCCGGCTTTCTCCGCATCATGAACCGCGTAAGCGATCCCACGGTTATACGCCAGCCCCACAACCTGCTCCACCGCGCCAGGCACCTGCCGGTCAAGATCAGCAAGGATCCTGTCCAACTGCCGTAGTAGTGCACGCTGTTCCATTAGGCGAGTAGTCAACCAGTCCGGACTGTCACCAGTGTTAGCGACAGCCCGGGCCAGCTTCTCCAAGATCAGCGACTCGGCAGCAACATAAATGTCACGCACCCGCTCAGCGAGGTCACGTGCTTCATTCGGTCGCATCGCCATTCTCTACCCCAAACTGTTCGGACAAACCTTCACCGTCGATGCCTAGAGTATCGGGGTCAGTTAGTGAATCGAGCTGGTTCTCAGCTTTGATCCGCTCCACTTCCTCGGTGATCCAGTCCTCGTCCTTGTCCGGGTTGACCATGCGAACACGGGTGTCGATGGACGCAGCCAGGGCAGTGCCGAGCAGTTGCGCGGTGCGTGCCAACGCTTCAGGATCGTCCCTCACACCATCGGCTAGCTCAACCTCAACAGGTTTGGTCAGGTCGCTGCCCGAGCCGAACACGAGGTTATCCACAGCCAACAGCTTTTTCACAATGGCTTCCAGCACTGGCCGAACAGCACGAGCTTTACGGCCCTGCGTCAACCCGGAACGGCGTTCCTTCGCGAACACCTCCGTAGCTGTCACGGCTACGTCGCCACCGTCGCCGAACGTCTGCGCACTGTAGCCGGCAGACTTGATGATCTGATCCCAAATGATCTTGATCGTCTGCTCATGCTCCTGCACACGAATATCGAACTGGATCTGCTCAATTGACAGCTTGGAATCCGCTGCGGATCCTGGGGGCGCGTTCACACCCGAGTAGATTTCGTCCTGCCCAAAGCTTGCGCCGGCGCCGGGCCCGTTGTTGTTCAACAGCGAGTTGGGGACAACCAGCATGGCCTTGCCCAGGCGAACGTCACGCATCAACGAAGTGTACGCTTCATCCAACGCGTCAAAGAGAGGTTCGAGGCCGTCCAAGTCCGACCGGCCGAGGTATTGTCCGAGCGGGTCTTTACGCCATGACCGGTTCGGTCCCATGTTCGGCCAGTGGAACACTGCGAGGCCTTCGGACTCGGTACTGATCTTCCCTTCGTCGTCCACTTCCAGACCAGCTGTCGATGCATGGTCAGCGAGTGGGACGATCTGCCCGAGGTTTGTTGGTGTGCCTTGGTACAGGCCGTGGAAGATGACGCCGATACCGTCTATGGTTTCGTGCCGTTCAAGGTGCCGGTAGACGATTTGCCCGTCAGTGTGCACTACCCGCCAGAACGTGACAGCGACGAGGCGACCGAACCGGAATTCAGGCAAAGCAGCGTCGTAGTCCACGTGAGTCAGGAACGGGTGATCTTCCAGTTCCACGTCCCAGGTGATGCGGAGGAATGAACCACCCAGCGCCGCGGTGGTTTCTGCTGCGTTCGCGAGAGCATCGTGGAAGTCCGGGCCGGTGAGCTCTTCGATCCGGCCCTGCGTTTTCTCATGCTCCACGGTGACGGTTGGTGGCTCGTTGAACAACAGATCCGAGGATGCTTTGCACAGGTCTGCTGCCGCCGGCACGTGAAGCTTACGCTCAGCCGGCTTCGTCAGATCGGTGCGGGTATCACCCCAGAAGAACCGCTTCACCGCACCGATAACACCACGGCGAACGTTCGCGGGTTGCTTCGTGTACACGGTGGTGAGACTGTCAGTGTTGGATTCGTACCATGCGGCCCATTCGTTGAGTTTGGGTGTGATCGCTTCGAGTTGCTTCGGTGGCCACACGGTGTTGTTGGCTGGCAACGGCAAGACAGCCTCCTAAGCGGCTAGGGCAACATAAGGTCGCCAGTTAGTTTCAGTCGTGGTCAACGCGTAACGGGCGGCATCCAAGCTGTGGTCTGCGACCTTCAACGGCTTGTCCTCGCCCTTCTCCGTCTGCTTCGGATCCCACGAATAAGATGGGGCTTCCTCGATCAGGCCCGTGCAACGGTCAGCGATCATCAGCTTGTTCGCCGATAACGCGGATGCCATGGTGCGGATGCCGTAGAGCACGTTGTTGTCTGCGTCGATCAGGTTGCCAACACCGTCGTTCGCTAACTGAACTTTGAACGATGCGGCTGCAGGGTCAACAATCATCCACTCAGGATGTGGTGAGCCGAGCGGGTGGTGGTCATCTGTCATCCAGGCACGCATCCGACCCGAAATCTCCGAGTCGGTGAGACGGCGTTGCGATTGTTTCGCGTCGTACCGCCACTCGTCCATGAAATACAGGTTGTTGTCCACGCCGAGGCCGAGCATGACCGCGCTGGTCGCGTTCGTGGTGCCGTAGTCGATACCGACCGCGAGCGTGCGGGTCATCGGCGGGAGAGCATCCCAACCGATGATGTGCTTCTTCGGATCCCACATGTCGTAGACGGCGCCCTCGGCTGCGACCCAATGGCCGAGGATGAACCGCCGATACCAAAGCCCAGTGAATTCGGACTTGATCGACTCCACATACTCAGGCTCCAACGATGGGTTGTCATCGATGGTGAACGACCAGCGGCCCCACCCTTTCAACCCCGTGCTGATGCGGTCGAGGAATTTACGCTTCAACCAGTGCGCCGGCGAATCCGGGTTAGTGGTTCCGAAAAGCTGTGCACCACGAACGGACATGCGGCCGAGCAGCTGGGTGAAGAACTCTTCCGGCAGGGTGGTTACCTCGTCAACGATCACCCCAGCGACCGTCATACCGCGGAGGACTTTCTCGGCCTTGGCATCTGAAGCACCCATGATATGAACCGTACGCCCCAAGATTTTCACGGTCGGTGCACCATAGTTCCCAACAACCTGGTCAGCGAGCTTCCCGAACAAGTCCGGGTTCTGCATCGGTGCGACCATGTTCCGCCACACTGAATCGCGTGTACGGCCGATCATGAGCAACTCTCCACCGCGAGGAGCTTTCGCCAGGAACAAGAACCACCGCAACAACGCAATAATGGTTTTCCCCGAACGAATAGCACCCTCAAGAATGTTCACACGATAACTACTCGTCTGCAGGAAGTGCAGCTGCCTGAAGCTCACCGCCTCCGCCGGACTCTCCAACGTCAGGATCGACAACAGGCATCGCCCCCAACTGCTCAGCAAGCTTCTCCAACATCGACTTACCAGCAGTCATACCGTTGTCGTTATCGCGAGCATCAATCTCATGAGTAGTTTTCAAAGCGATCTGGACCGTCTGCACAAGGGTGCGACGATCAGCGGAAGGAATGAAGTCCAATGTGGTCGGGTACTCCGCGCCGCCTTCGCCACGCTTCAACGTTTGGAAGGTAGGAGCTTCCAGAATGTTCAACGTAGTCTCCGCCTGGTCATACAAACGAGCCGCAATGTTCTGCCGGCGAAGCTTGTTATCAACCATGACAGCCTCAGTCGCGTGCGCGGTGCGTTCATTCCGAACCGTTCGGATGCCACGTTTGGATGCCCATTCAGTGACTGTGCCTTTGGGGATTCCGAGTTGCTTCTCTACAACGGTTGGGCCGTCTGTTTCATACAGCTTGAGGGCTGCCTCGCGTTCTTCGTCGGTGTATTTACGTCGAGCCACATTCTCAGCCCTCCTTCCATTTGTCCGCTGCATGGGATGTAATAGGTTGCTTACTCACCTATGAGTTCTACTCTCACCGAAGGAGCACTATGAAGATCGAGTTCAACGAAGATGCCTTGCAGAATTTGCTTGCGCCTGCGATTGAGCAAGCTAACAGCCGTATCAACGCCCGCCTGACGACTGATATGTCGGTTGAAGATATTTCCGCTGTTATTCGTGAGGAACTGTCCGCGGCAGGTCTTGAACCTAATGAAGCTGGTGTCCAGGCGAAGGCGTCCGAACTTCATGAGTCTTTCAAGGGGGAAACCGATGCCGCTGATCCCTCTTGATAAGTGCCCGGTCTGTGATGGTTCAAGGCTTCGCAGAGTCAAGTCCAGTACACAGTCGCTGGTTGGTGGAGACCAGGATTGGTATTGCTTGGATTGTCGCCAGGTTGTAGCTGATGCTGGTCGTATCGAATAATTTGACGGCGGCTGGTCCGCTGTAGTTTCGCATCATCTGTGCCCCGTTGCGCCCACCCGGTGTGGCGGGGCACTGGTCTGTGCGTCGTGTTGTGTTGTCGGCTTGTCGGCCGCCGTCAAGAATTGTGGGGCAGGTAGGTCCACGTCTATACAGGGACGTGTTGCCAGTGCTTCGGACACCGGATGGTGTGATCTACCTTCACTCTGCGGTCACATGTCTGATGTGCCGTAGTGGTGTTGACCCCTCGTGCCGATGTTCGGATTCGAACCGAAAACCTACCGCTTACAAGGCGGTTGCTCTGCCAGTTGAGCTACAAAGGCTTGTGCCAGCGTGTTGCCCCGGCTGGCGTCGGGCCCGTGATCATGGTCGGTGGCTAGAGCTCCCACGGGTGGAGCGGTCTCCGACTTTCAGCAAGTGGCAGCAGTAGGAATCGAACCTACCGTGGACCGGTTTACAGCCAGCCCTGTCACCTTGACTCTTCTATTGCCGTGGTGGTCACCTTCAATTCGGCGGGGAACCATGCCGACCCGTCCATGGGGGTGACGGGATTCTACTGGCCATGAGCAAACCAGTATCGTGCGACTGGCCGGGATTGAACCGGCGCACCTATGGCTCTACCGCTGAGCTACAGTCGCTCCCCCAGGTCTCGTGTTCCTTGGGGGCTATTCAGTTATGACGAAGCCCCGCGGAGTGAGCTACTGCAACGCGGGGCTTCTCGCCAAGGGAGATGTGCTAACAAGACCTTGGCTGATTTTGGAGACACGAATGCCTAACCACCACTAACTATACCAGAACATCGCATTATCCTGCACTATTTCACCGCGAAGTTGTGCAGGTTTCATGCGGACAGCACTTTAGACAACCAGCCCAGCTGCTCACCCTCCCACACTGCAGGGCACACCCGGCACTGCGCACGCCACTCACCCGGAGGAAGCATCTTCTCGTCCTCACCCCAGCAGTACAGCACCAGGGCAACCTCGTGCTCTGCCCCGTACAGGTGGGTTCCGCAGGCGGGGCAAGGCTGGTTGATCTTCCTTGGAGGCTTGACTGGGTTCAGGTACGAACGAATACTGTTTGCCCACTCCCCCAGTTTCTTCTCCAAGAACTTCTGCCAGTCCTCACGCTCCACGGTTTCGAATGCTTGGATGATCCCGGTCAGTGTTCCGGTATCAGATCCGAACAGGCTGTAGTGGTAGTCGCGTGCATTCCAGTCAATGTCCTGAAGGATGCTCATGGCGCCAACATCCACAGGTACCTTGAGCTCGCTGGTTGGGCCTGATGCGCCGCCGGCACGGTCTGGTTGTGCTGCGCCTTCGATTTGGGCGAGTAGCGATTGCTGCATTCGCCCGTTGAGGTAGTGGGTGCGGGTGAGTTGGTGGATTATGTCTCGCATTGATTCACCTTTCCGAATGTTTCATGCGAAGATTCTGGTAGCTAACAAGATTGGGGATTTAGGATGGCAGCTTTTCTCTGCGGAAATTGCAATGAGCAAACTCATTTCACACCTCGCGGAGTCGGAGAGACGATCACCGTCGAAATCATGGGACGAGATGGCGTTCTCTGCCAACAGGCTTTACGGTGCGATATGTGCAAGCGCCTAACGATTGCGTATCAAATCGAATCTGCCCCTCCGTACAACGCGCACATGGCGGAATCCTGGATCGGTTTTTGGAACAACGTGGGTAAGCCACACAGGTATTACCCGCAACCATCTTCAGAAAAGGCATTTCCATACTCTCCTTCGCATATTGCAGAAGCAGCTACTGAAGCTCATAAGGTTCACAGCATTGCCGCCTACAGGGCCACTGCGATACTTTGCCGAGCCGTGATCGAGGCTGTATGTAAAGAGCAAGGTGCCAGTGGTCGAGATCTTTTCCATAAGATCGACAACCTTTTCGACCAAGGACTTGTCCGCCGATTCGTAAAAGAAACTGCTCACGTTCTCAGGGCAATCGGGAACGATATGGCTCACGGAGATTTCGACCAAGAGCTAACATCCGATGATGCCGACCACATATTGGGATTCATGGATTCCATACTTGACGAGGTATACGAGTCAACTGCGAAGCTCACCAAAATGCAAGAATTGATCAGCCAACGCAAGGCTTCAAAGCCTTCCCCGTAATCTCTAACTTTGACGCTGGATCCACGTGGTCCCATTCAAGCCGGCCATCGCTGGTCCGGATGACGATGGTTGTTCCTCCGTCGCCCAGGTGTTTCACCTGTACCAGTTCGCCTTCGTAGACCAGGTGTAGTGGGCCGGCGCCGGTGAACCGTACATGTTTCCCTCGGTCTACTCCCGACAAGCGTTGAGCTTCTATTGGTGTAGTCATCAGCATTTATCCTTGTTTTTCACAGGACAAGGTTTCCGGCTTGTCGCAATGGTGCGCGGCCTGTTCTTCGCGCACAGGTGCTTTGAATGACCACTCTTTGCCCTTCCACCCGCAATCACAGGATGCTTGGAAGGTTGGTAGCGGGTCGCGTTCGAAACTGCGAGTCTTGCCGCTCATTGTTCTTCCTTGTACTGGTTGGCGCGGTCGCGCATTCGTGCGGCGCGGGTGAGTAGTACCGTCTGAAAGTTCGGCAATGCGCCGTAGGTATCCGCAAGTTCTTCTAGCGCTTCTGCTTTCGCTTCGGCGCGGACTTTGGCGATCGTCCGGTCGAATGCTTCTGCCCGTTCGTCGTAGCTTGGTACGGGGCTTGCGCCGGCGTAGACCGCCCGAACCAAGTTCAATTCTGGATCGTGCCGAACGCCGTGGCAGGTGGCAGCGTGCTTCTCATTAGCGCCCATTGGGGGTCTCCTTTTCTCCTCCGTTGGCGTGTATGCCACGCCCTAACCTGTCTGCTGCTATTTCGATGTCCGCGAGTATGTCGGCGCGGTTCACCAGCCCCTTGCGCGGGAAGATGCGCTGGAGGTACCGCGAAGTTTCCCGAACCGCCCCCGCTTCCCGTTCCTGCATGTGCTTGTCCAGCACCTCGGCCAGGTGGGCGCGGTGCAGGGAGTACAGCTGGCCCTCGGTCTCAGCGATAACAACCTCCCCGCACTTGCACCGCATCCGACTGGCTTCACTCCACGGACGCTTCACCGTGTGCGCTTCGAGGATTTCCAGCGGGGTCACCCTCGCCTCCTATGTTTTTGATTAGTAAAACCTGTGCATCGACCTGTATTGTTTTCCGAGTGCATCTCAATCCAGATGCTGAACGAAGTACTCGATCCCTACAGGAGGAAGTCATGGGTTTCATTGGTTGGATTGTTTTAGGCCTTATTGCTGGTGCGATCGCTAAGGCGATCAAGCCAGGCGAGCAGGGTGGCGGCTGGCTCGCTACCCTACTGCTGGGTGTTGTTGGTGCCATTGTTGGTGGTTGGCTTGGATCCGCGATCTTCGGTGTCGGAGTGAACGAGTTCTGGTCGCTTTCGACTTGGTTGCTGGCCATCGGCGGCTCGCTGATCGTTCTCATTATTTGGGGACTGGTCACTCGCAAGAGGGCGTAGTTTGCGCGACAGGACGGGGTCTTACCTTTCGAGGTGAGGCCCCGTTCCTTATGCTTAGGCATCGTCCACCTCCGGGCGGTCGGCTTTGATCATGGCGAGCAAGGGCGCACTGTATGGGCTCTCAGGTTTCGTGAATGGCTTGTCCGGGCCAGATGCGTTGCATGCTCTGATTCCCGCACGCAGCCCCTCTTTGAACGCCTGATTTGCGAGAGCGAGGCCGGTTCGCGTGGTCACGAGTTCTTCGACGCTGTTCACTTCCGGCTGGGCGACGGCCACGCGTTCAGCTAGACGTGCGTCCACCCACGCCCGGTGAGAGTAGCCCTGATCCGGGATAGCTTGGAACTCCTGCCACTCCGTATCGGTGAGCTTCTGAGCTACCGGCTGGGCGACGGCGAGATAAGCGGACACGGCCACGTCTACAAGTTCCATACTGCCGATGGACGCGGGGCCGTCGATAGCTTGCACGGCCTCGAACGCTGCGCGTCTAGCGTCCGGGTTTAGCGGGGTATCAGGCATTAGAAGGCTCCTATCTCTGGTTTCGGATTTGTGACTGGACGCGCTACTCGGATGGTCAGGTAGTTGTCCGGCTTGAGCGTGCGCTCTCCTGCGCTAGTTCCCCAGCTTGGCGCTGGCGATGTCAGTTCAGCCTCGACCAGTTGTCCGATGGTCATATCCGGATCGACATCGAGAACGTTCACAACGTCCTGTCCGTGATCGCCCATGTTCACGCCCACGTTAGTGAGGGTTACGCTGATCTTGTGGTCACTCACTTCTCTGCCCTAATTTCAAGGGCGCGCTGGATCTGGTTCTCACGTTCTGCGAACCAGACAGCATCATCGTTAGGGTCAAGTCCAGCCATGTTCACAGCGGCTTCCGTCTCCGCGTCCAACCGTTCTGCCGTCATGCTGCCGGCGAGGTTGCTCATTTCGCACCGCCGTGTGCTGCATACACGTCGGCCACGCACTCAGCGAGTGGTACCGATGCTGGGTGGCCTGGTGTGTGATTCGCGGGGATCGGGTGCGCTACCAGGCATTCACGGAGGTCGCGTTCAAACTCGGGGCTGGTGCCGAACATCTCGGCTTTCACCTCGTCAGTGACTGGCACGGTGTCAGCTACACGGCCAGCCGGCACGCAACCAGCCAAAGCCAAAACAGACACACCGACCAAAAGAATCTTGCTCATAATTTCCTCTCCTGCCAGGCACCCCCGGCAATCTTGTTAGCACTACCAACCATATCAACTCCTGCACTGTTCCGCACTACTTTAACGCGAAACAGTGCAAGAAGTTTTCGGGCGCAAAACTACTCCGGACGAGCCCCAGCCAACAACGCCGCAAAATCCTTCAACGTCATCGTCACCCACTGATCCTCCGGCGCCGCACGCCCATGACGCTTATGCACCACCACACCAGCCAACGCATCCAGGTTCCCGCGCTCCACCTCAGCCTCAGCAACCCACCCCGAAAGATTGATCTTCGCCGTATTCTTCACCTCCATAGCCACCCGCTGCCCCCAAATCTTCACGCCACGCACATCCCCGAGGTCGAGTGCCCCAGTCTTGATCTGCCGGTCAATACCGTCATCATCCAGGGCGGCCGCCAAATAATCCGCGGTCATGCGTTCCATCCTCGTGCCAGCATTCTTCGCCGATCGCAAACTACGTCCCATCAAAAACTCCTAAATCGTTGAACCGCTCAGAATCGTTTCTAAGCGCCTAAAATACTCCCCGGCACGCTGCCCACCAATCATGCATCATCCTGCACTACAGGCGGCACCGCCTTGCCCTTCCTGAAGTCCTCCCACCAATCAGGCGGACCCACCCGCCGATGAAACTTCTTACACCGCGACTCCGGCACATCATGCTCAACACAATGCACCTCCCGCGCCGGCCCCTGACGCTCAACAAACGCCCCAACCCAATGAGGGCCAGACTGACCAATCACCGCCGGCGTACGATTCCCCGGAACCATCGCCGCCCGAACAGCAGCAACCGCCAAAGCATCCACAGACCCACGACCCCGCGCAAACCCCAAAGCCTTATGCACCCCCGCAACCTCCCAATCAGGCCGGATCGAATGAATGAACGCAGCCAGCTGCCGAGACTGCAGCTCGGTGATCTGATTTTTTGGATTGATTTCATTCATCATTGCGTCTCCTCCCTCACGCGTTACGGACGTAACGACATGATGATTTCTAACCACGGATTTTTAAGGACTAAGCCCATGAGACTGAGGTGAGTATAAGTACTTGGTCTTGGTCTTGGTCTTGGGCAGTTGAACACGACCCGAACGACTAACGCATGTTCGGTGTTCGTTCGCCCGAACAAACGGCGCACGTTCACTTGTCAGTGTTCTTCTCACGGGCTTTCCGCATCCGCTCCGCCGCCTTCCGTTTTTCCTCGATGACCTGCTCTTTAGTCCGCTGGTACTCAGTCCACGAAAGGAACTGCCACCCATCGGCCGTTGGCTCCCACAGCCCGGCGGTAACCAATTTCCCGGCCAACGCTTTACCCTTCGGCCACGACAAGACGAACCATTCCGGCACTGCCCCATCGGTCAAATAATCGGTGCAATACGTGCCGGAAACGAGCCATAAACCGATCGATTCCAAACCTGCAGCTCGCACCTTCGGGTGTGAGTGCATCCGGTCATCGGCGTTGAACCAGGCCACTGTGATCCCTCCATAATCGTTGTCTTGTCCAATGCCAGGCACCGTGCCGGCATTGGTAGTAGTTGACGTTCACGCTTTCGCCTTTGTAGTCACTGACGAACATGCGTAGACGTTCCGCTTGCTGGCGTGTGGGTGCCCAAACTTTCCCGCATGAGCACCTCGGCAACCGTGTCATTTCATGCCGCCAATAGGCTTTCTACTGCGATGGTGCCAAGGTCGCGGGCTGCGGGCGGGGTGACACTATTCCCGGACTGTTTCACCTGTTCTCGCTTGTTCCCGGTCATTTGGTAGGTTTTCGGGAATGCCATGCCTGCCATAATTTCGTGCGGTTCGAGCATCCGGAATTCGCACTGGTTGATATCCTCCACGGTCCATTCGGTGAGGCCGTGATGGTTGCCACCAGCGGTGAGCGTGCCGAGCGGGTTGGATGCTGGCTTGGAACTGTTGGCGAGCTGGTTCTCCGCGGTGCCGCGCATGGTGGTGATCATGGCGAACCGGTCCACGGTCGGAATCGTTGGGATCGCCTGGTCAACTCCCTTTGTTCCCCCGTTGCCGTAGTACTCCATCAACATGTGATGCCCCGGCGTGGTCAACAGTCCAGTCTCGTTGCGGGTGGTCTGCGTGCGCATGACCTCGTGGACTTGCTGCGCGTACTTCCCGTCGCGTCCTTCCACTGGGATCAGTAACGACTCATGCAAGCCGCCTGATACGAGGGTGCGCAGGGTGCCGTCCACGGTGTCAGTTCGGGAGTTATCCGAACCTGAAAAGTTGTTCACGATCAGCGGTGACAGCAAACCACGGGTGTAGCTTGTGGTCTGGGTGGCGAAAGGCTCAGCGTCCACGGCGGACAGGATCGGTGCGCCGCGTACCGCGTCAATCGCGATCCGCTGGTTGCCGAACTTCTCTAGACCTGCTTTGATCCGTGCCATGGTCTTGTCCGCCAGCGGGCGGGCACGGTCTCCGATGCGCTGGCCACGAATTGACCAGTCGATCGCGTACGCTGCTGGCAACCAGCCTGGTTCGATGATCTGGTTACGGCAGGTCGTGTTCGGGCACCGGTAGTTGTACTGGGCCCGGTACCGGCCCCACCGCTCGGTCGGCTTCTTGAAGATCTGCATTGCCCTCACGGTTTCATCGCAGGTTGGGCAGTACGCCATCGGGCGCAGCTTGTCGAAGTCAGGCCGCTTGTTTCCCTTGAGCCAGAACATCACATACATGCGATCACGCGACTGCGGGGCAGGGAGCCCGCCGAGCTGCGCGTGCATGCTGTTCATGTACACGATGTGGTGGTCATACCCCAGCGAGTTCATAGCCAGCAACCAGGCATCGAACATCACCCACTTCGCAGCGTCCACAACATTCTCAGTGATAATCAGCTTGTACTTGTGCTGCTCGGCAAACCGGGGAACATCCCACATAGTCGCCCGCGACTTCTCCGCCGCTTCATCCGCGATGGAATCTCCGAATAGGTCCGGCTGGTTCGTGATCCGCTTACGCCCCTTGGCAACACTGTGGTTGGTGCACTCCGGCGAAGCCCAAAGGATATCCGACGATGCAACGTAGCGTGGATCAGTCACCTGGATATCCGCCAGCACGTGATCCGTGGTCGGGTGATTCAGGGAATGCGTTTCGACGGCGCGTTCCCAGTGATTCATGGCCGTCTTGACTTCGACGCCCGGAATTTCCAACAGTCCGGTGGATGATCCGCCTGCGCCGCAGAACATGTCAGTGATGGTTAGCAATTTCGTTTCCTTTTGAGCTGAAGGACCGCGTTGGCCCGAGTGATTTCTTCGAATGAGAGTCGTTCATAAATCGGTTGCTCGCTCGTGTGGCAGCCGCATTCTTTCTTGGTGGCGCACACTTGGAACGGTGTCCAGCAGCACGACTTCTTGCAGGAGCTCATGATGCGTTCTCCAACCAGCCGTCAGCCTTCACGAACCGCTTGCAGTCCTTGCAGAAATACTCGTCAACACCATGAGTGACAGCTTTCTCCACACCGCACCGGTCGCAAGGCCGCGCATACTTCGGGTCTATGAGCCTGGCCGGCGGAATCTCCGCCACCGGCGATTCGACAATCACCACCAACGTCGCGTCACCAACACCAGGAACATCCTTCCCAAGCCGGATGTACGCCTGCGGCTCACCAACCGTGATCACGTTGTGCCGGCGTGCCACCTTCGGCAAATCCTCGATCGCCTCAGCCTTCAAATCCTCATACGGGATACTGGTATCCAAGACTGGCCACACAGCCTGAAAAATACTCACGCCGCCATCCCCTCGATCTTGTCCGGACGGAACCCCGACCAGTGATCATCATCAGTAACGACGACCGGCGTCTGCAGGTGCCCCAACCCCTGAAAGAACTGCAACGCCTCCAAGCCCTGCGAAATGTCGATCTTCTCGAACGGGATACCCCGCTCATTCAGTGCCTTGTACGTCGCGTTGCACTGCACACGCGATGGTTTCGTGTAAACCTTCACCATGGTTTTTCTCCTGTTTTTGAGTGCACAAAAGGCAGCCCTACGCCCCCAAGCAGTAGGGCTGCCTCTCGTACGTTGTTTAGTTAGTCGCGGTAAATAGTCACCGTGTTACCGGTAACCACACCGCCGAACGGTGATGGCTGACCGTCAGCCAACACCAGCTTTTGCAGATCCGTCAGCCCCTCGACCTTCGCCGGGTCCAGTACGACGGTGGTCTGCGAGAAACCTTGGCTACGCGATACGATCGCGCCGCGGATCCCTAAGATGCTCCCGTATGCCATGTCGTGCAGGTGATAAGACTTCTTGTCCCCGAAGCCGGGAACGATCACCGACTTAGAACGGGGGTTCGTCGTTGTCTGGCCCATTCCATCCACCTCCCTGTGGTGCGTTCTGCTGTGGAGGCTGCTGCCCCCACACGTCCTGCTGGTTGTACCCGCCGCCCTGCGGTGCAGACTGGTGAGGTGCGTTATTGAAACCACCACCACCCGAGCGCTGGGTGCGAGTCACCTTCGCTGAAGCGAACTTCAACGATGGGCCGATCTCTTCCACTTCCAACTCCATGGCGGTGCGGCGTTCGCCTTCCTTCGTGTCATAGGAACGGGACCGCAGTCGCCCCTGGGCGATAACGCGCATGCCCTTCGTCAGAGTCTCGGCAACGTTCTCCGCGGCCTCCTTCCACACGCTCGCCCGAAGGAACAACGCTTCGCCGTCCTTCCACTCGTTCGACTGCCGGTCAAACGTGCGCGGGGTACTCGCGATCGTGAAGTTCGCAACCGCGCTACCCGAAGGCGTAAAACGCAACTCCGGATCCGCCGTGAGGTTGCCAATCACGGTAATAACTGTCTCGCCCGCCATAGCTAGGCTCCTTCCGGGAGGTCAAACTCAATGAAATTGATGCGCTCAGCTGCCACAATGGCCATGCGCCCGTTCTCCATGGGGAACTTGATCTTGCCGCCATCAGCAGCGATGTACTCGTAGAAAGACAGCACATCCAACAACGGCGCAGGCTTAGCATCCAACGCCCCACCCGTAACCAGGTGAACCGTAAACGGCACCATCACTTCTTCATCCACGGCTAAGCCGCCTTTCGTTCTTGAATAATCCGACCGAAGTCGTTGTCGAGAATCGACCACTCACCAGTGGCCCTGTCATAAATCGGTGTCTCTTCCGGGATCTGCCACCGCTGCAACTTCCACCCATACGCCCGAGCCTTCTGGGCAAGATCAGCGTTGGATTCAATCAGCCCGTTCACCTCGGAACAGAGAACGATGATGTTCGCCGGCCGATCCAACACTTTCGAACCGCCGATGCCCCGATTCATCCGGTGCTGAGGAATGTACGTTTCCTCCCGTCCAAGGCACCCGCAAGGGCAATGCTGATCCCGCGCCAGGTACTTCGCGAACTGCCGCCGGTTCATGAGCCTTCACCCCGCCCAGCGACCCCATACATCGCCCGGACGCTCGCACCGATCGACTGATACGCCCGAAGCTCAGACTCCAAAGCCTTCGCCAACCGGTCCGCGTACCGGTAGGAAGCATCGGCAACATCTCGGGCTGCACGCTCCGTCTCCGTGGCCAGCTCCGCGGCGTACTTCTTCTCGTGCGCTGGACCGTTATGCCCCATGTATGCCCGGGCGAAAGCCTGATCGTAGTTTCGATCGGCGTCGAGGAACGTTTCGTAGCGGGTGTTGCAGACGCTCGCGGAGTTTGCGATCCGGACGCTAATGTCCCGGATCCGCGATTCCACGTTCACGGGGTTGAGAGTATCCAGGGTCATGCCGCGGCCTTCGCCAGATGCCTGCTAAGCGTCCAAACTGCCCGGTCCACCGACTCCGAAGTGGCTACTACGCTGGTGTAAACAACCCAATCGCCCTGGCAAAGGGAATTGGAGTTCTCCCGGACGGCAATGATGATCGACCAGTCCATACCGTGATCCGCGAAGAAAGGGAACCCGAGAACCAGGTCAATCTGCAACGCCCCGCCCCGCAGCCGGTCAACCAGCGGACGCAACTGCTCCTCCGTGTACCGTGCCAACTCAAACGTCGATGCCGAATCAACTGCCCGGATCACGCTGCATCACCCTCAATCGCCAACAGCTCCGAAGTCTGGATAACACCAGCAGCCACCAAGCGGGCCAGCTTCGCGTCAGCATCCTTCTCAGGCTTCGCCGACGCATACGACGTACCCTCGCGTGCTTCGATCCCAGGTACCAGCTCCCCGTCATCAGTCACCGATACACCATTCGCGGCGGCCTGCTCCAACAGCGACTTCACGAACCATTCCTTCGGCGCCGGGATCATCTCGATCTTGTCCGGGTGGTTCTCCTGAATCCACTTCGTCAGCGCGCCCTCGTCCACGACCTTCCACGCTGTGCGGGGCTTCGTACGGGTGATCGCACCGAGCACGACCTTCTCGCCGTCAACCTCGAAAGCGACGGTCTTGCGGTCGCCCGGTTCCAGCACGGTCTCCGCGTCAGCCTTCAACGACTTCTGCAACGTGCCGACCTTCTTCGACAGCATGTCTACTGCCATGAACTTCTGAATGTTGTCCACAATGACTCCTAAGCTGCTTGATCCAAAGCGGCCAACGCCGACTTGATCTGATCGATTTCTTCTTCCGGAAGTCCGGCGTTCCGCGCCCACTTCCCCAAGGCCATAAGCCCATTCCGGTTATTTCGAACCTGCTCCAACTGCGTCCGGAGGACCTCCACCTGAGACTCTCCAGGTGCAGGAACAGGCTCCGGCGACTCGTCCACCGGGGCCGGCTGATCCTCCGGCTGAACCGCTGGCGCGTCCGCGTCCACCTGCTCCGGAACGTCCTCCGGCTTTTCCTCCGGTTCCGGGACAACCACGAGAGTCCGCCCAACAATCCGGTTCATGTTGCCCTTGTTGTAAAGCGCCAAACCGAACTGATCACCAAGATTGGTGGCGGCACGCTTCAACGCCTGGGACTCTGCAGTTTTCATGGCGAAATCGTGCGCATCCCCAAGCTTGATCACCGGGAACCCCAAGGCATCACCAGCCGCGTACTCCGTGTACCTCGCCAGCTCGGTGCCGTCCTCCGCGCACACCGTCAACCGCAACCCCGCCCGGTATACGACGTAGCAGGCATCCTTGCCGTTCCTGTTCTGCCCGAACCGCTCGTTCACCAGGTCCATGCTGATGACCTCCGCCGACCAGCGACCGAAACCGAAAATCCGGTTCAGGTGTGCACGAATGTCATACGCTTCCATGTGCGACATGCCGTCCTTCTGATGCACACGGGCCGGGTTTACCGGCTGCAACAGCTGGCCGTACTGCTTCCAATTCAGGTAGCTCATGCCACACCGCCAATGAAGTCAGCAGCCAGCAGAGTTCCGAAGAACGCGACACCGATCATCAGAACGAACGTGGTGTCGCCACGCTCCGTCAACCGAAGCCCCTCAAATTGCTTCATGAACTTCTTCATGTAAACTCCTAAATAACGAATGCTTTGGAACCGCCAAGTAGCAAAGCTTCCTAGTTCAGCTGCGAAACCATCTCTTTGATGGATCGCGGCTTTTCTTTTCCCTCAAGGACCGGCACCTCTGCCATATCCCCGATCTGCTCCACATGCTCCGGAGTGAACCGGATGATCCGCGGACCAAACTTCTTATGCGGCCACTTCTTCTTCCGCACGTTGTTCTGCACCGTGCTAATCGAGCACTTCAGCTTCTCGGCCAGTTCTGCGACCGTCAGATACTCCTCTTCTTCTTCGCTCATGCGGCCCTCAACACTGCGTGATTCACGCCTTGCCAGATCCCCGTGACGCTGCCCTTGCGGGACTTCATATGCGACTTCCGGAAACCGATCTGATGGATGACCCCGCGATTCGCCAAGGTCGTATAGATGCCGCCCCACTGGTTCGGGTGGTGAGGTTCCCGGAACCCGTCCCGAACTTCATCCGCGGTGAACGGCTCACCCGCCCGGGCGAACGCTTCAACCCGATCCAGGGCATCTTCACGCCAGGTCAGATCCTCAAGTGCAATTGGCTGGCTCATGCTGCTACTCCTTCCACAACTGTTAGGACTGCCCCGCCGCATTCACTCGGCAAGGCAATTGACTCCGGACGGATATCGATCTGGCTCCGGCAATCAATCGCCCAAGCCGCACGCTGCAACCGCTCCCACGGGATAGGCCGGCGACCGGCCTCGTAGTGGTAATACAGCGGTGCGCTGATCTTCAAAGCTGCTGCCATTTCCTCCCCCGTCATGCCGTGGCATACGCGGAGGGTTCGCAGTGTCAACCCGATCCGTTCATTGGTGTTCGTCACTGGGTTCGACTTCAGTGGCCGACCCGTTTGTTTCACTGTCATGCACTTAGCTTATGTATAAAAGTGCAGGACTACAAGCGGTGCGCATGTATAAAAGTGCAGAAAGATGCAAAACTCCTAGTCAGTGGTGCAAAAAAACTTGAAAGAATTGCATAGTCTTACACAGAAACAGCACTTACAGTGGAGATAGAGCGCATTTACTTACACAAAAAAGCACAGATAGAAATAACCCATGAGCTATCAAGAACAACAACTGCAAAAGCGCATCGGCAAGCTAGTCACCGAAGCGCGATCAGCCCTAGGCATGTCCCGTCCGAAGCTGGCCAAGGAAAGCGGCGTCTCCCTCCGCACCCTCCATTCCTTCGAGCACGGCGAAACGTGGCCACAGTCCACCACCCTCAAAGCGATCAGCGACGCGCTGAACTGGGACATGCACAGAATCACCCGACTCCTGGCATCAACCAAAACCCCGGACGAAGTGACCCTGGAAGACGTAGAAGTAGACCCATGGGGCAAGGAACGCCCACGCTACGTGTCGGACCTGACCGACGAAGAGCTCCTTGCAGAATTGACCTTCAGGTTTCACCAGCGCAATGCAGAACTGCGCAAGCTCCGCGAACCACGAAGTAATGTCACCCCGCTGCGGCCGGAGTTCAACGAAGCACTGCCACACGCTGCCCACCCACCGCTACGCATGGAGTCCACCCAGTATGACGATCTGGGCGAAGACCCCCAGGGCTAAGTGTCCTACTCGGCCTATAGGCTGTGCTCATGTTTGACCCTTGGAAAATCATTGGGGCCAACCCGTGGATCGAAATACATCACATACGGATGCCAGACGGTAAGCCTGGTGCAACGGACGGCGCCAGGACAATCTGGCTGGATGATCGATTGACGGCACGTGAGCGCAGATGCGTGCTCACGCATGAGCTGATCCACCTGCAGTACGAGCACAACGCTTGCCAGACCCCTAAGATTGAACGACGGGTCCGCACTGAGACAGCACACCTGCTGGTGCCGTGGCCATCGCTGGCCATGTTCGAGCACGCGGATTTGGCGACGCTTGCGGAGGAATTGAACGTGACTGATTTGGTGCTGGAAGATCGGCTGCAGAGCCTGAGTGCTCTGGAAGTTGGATTGTTACGTGAGCGCGGAGTGACAATTTCCGGTGATGTGTCATGGTGACCTTTGGTGTTCGGACTATTGCACACTCTTGCACTTTGTTCACGCTATTACGCATCTAGAAATGAGCAGAACCGCATAGAATCAGTGCAATCACAAGGGGTTCAAATCCCCCCGTGTCCGCCAAAAAACCCCTAGTCAACTAGGGGTTTTTTCGTTTCCAGGTCAAGGATAAGACCCGTGGGTCAAAACAGTCGGAATACTTCTCCATGCTGTTTTCGTAGCGAACCGCGAGAAATACTCAACACCGCTTGGCCACACCCAATGCAGGGCCAGATGGAGAACAACCGGTGCAGTTCAATTCACCGTCATTCGACATCAACTAAATGCCATGCGGAAGCCTATATTGGCCACAAGATTTGCTGTTTAAATTAGTCCAGCCCCCGCTGATGATGCATCAGCGGGGGCCAGGTGCGAGTTTTGCGCCAAGAAACAGAATCCCCATTCTGTTTCTTCAAGGACTTTCGATTCCCCAAAAACGATTGCCCAGCGTGAAACCTAAGCCTAGGATACGTCGTTAAACCTTTAACGCCTAGCAATTTTTCAAACTGGGAAAAGTATTTAATTTCTTCGTTCCACTTCTAATTTTGCTCTTCTGGTATTACAGTTGCCATTGGCTTATGCCAATCAAAGAATCACCAGTCAGGCATCGAGTTCGCAGCCCCCAAACGCGACCTCGAAATGGTGAAGCCCGTCAGTCTCCCCCAAAACTGGCGGGTTGCCTGCTTAACGAAGAAAATTCCCGACTGGCGCATTGAAAGTTGACCAGCATTTCGTAAAGTGGTCCGTTTCGGCAAACATGCCCTGGGAATCGCTAACAGTCGTTTGGCGCGCCTTAGGCACGTCCATGCGCCACCCGGGCACAAGTACACGTTGGGCATCCTAGGGCACTAGAAGCAATCACCCGAAGCGCCGGCCTGATTGCGGTGACGTTCTTTTTCGCCGTCGCACTGACCTGCAGTGCCAATAGCTTGCGAGCAGAAAACGCGAACGGGCGAGCACACCGCGTCGACTTCGGCCAGTTGCCGGTCCAGTCGGGGGCGCAAATGGCTGACCATCCAACGTCACTGGATTGCCGCTGCTAATCCTCGCGCTTCACGAAAGTCCGCAGCATGTTCTGCACGATATCTTCCGGCAACGACGTATGGCGGACGATAATTTCCGACATCCGTTCCAGATCGGTATCTGCGATGGCATCGAAGAGCGCTTCGCGTTCAGCTTCCGGAAGCTCGGCAGCATCAAAATGCACAGGGCCATCCGGTCCCTGGCCTTCAAAACGGAAGTCTGCGACATTCCCGTTGGCGCTCGCGCCAGACATTGGGGATGTGGAGATCATGCGTTCCAAATCCTCGACCGGCAGGTCCGTATAGCCGTGGAGAATATTTGCCGCTGCTTCAAAGTTGGAATCCCGCAGCATCGAGAACAGCTGGTCGTATTCATTGGGCGGCAGCTGCTCGCTGGAAAACTCGCGACTCTCGCCATCAAGCTCAAATGCCATCTTGAAATGCGTGGCACTGGGTTCCTGGAGGGAACTGAACTGCTCGCTCCATTCCTGGGGAACAACCCAGGGATCATCGGCCGATGCTGGCGCTGACTCGGCAGCGGCAGTTGCCGCCGCTTCTCGATCTTCGCGCTCAACTTGGGCTTCGAGCTTCTCGCCCAGGGCCTTGAGCTCGGTATCATCGTTCGGTATTTCCTTGGCAGGGGCAGTCTGCGGGTACTTGTCGAGGCTGCGGACTGCGATCACGCAATTCTTGACCGAGTCGCCGGTAGCCTCGCGGAAGTCCTTGACCGCGCCCATGATGTCGCCCTTGGCCAAATTGCGGTACACCGAATTGCGGGAAGCATCATCTAGTCTCGCGTTCGCGGCCTGTGCCGCCTCACGGGAAATCGCCTGCGCGATTTGCGCAGTGTTCTTCTTGCGAAGCGCTTGCAGACCGAAGTAGCCCAGGGCAATCACTGCAATGAGGACAACGAGCCAGATGAGAAATTCCAT